GTCGATCCGCTTGAGTAAGCCGCTCCACGTCACCGATATGGCTTGGGGTAATGTCGCCATTTGCTGCGCGTAGTAATGCCAACCCCGCGAATTTGTAGAATTTTGCGGTAACAGGTTCTGGCAGTTTCCAATCATTGCGAACGCGCGCAAACACAGTGCCGAAATACGGCTCAATGCTGCTGCCGTTTTCCGCTTGAGCTTCTGCCCAATCGAATACAGTGTCGGCAATAAAGCCCGGCCATTTGCGCTTGATTGCGCCTGCCATGGGCTGCCCGAGCTCAATAGCTCTGAACGACAGTTCGAGGCCGCGAGCGAGATCGCCGACATCAAATGCCCACACAGCGCAATAAGCGAATATCGAGTTATCATTGATTTCATTTGGCTTATCCTGTTTCTGCTTTAAATACTCTTCGACGATGGGCAGCCATTTAGGCAGTAGTACGTCGCGTTTGTGGGCGATTTTGTCTGCCCGTCGTTCAAAGGCTTTGAGCCGCTTGAGGTCTGCATCTAACTCGATGAGTTGTAAATGCAGGCTGGGCGCGTGCTCGGCGTTGCCTGTTAACCTGACTTTTTCGAGTTGCTTTTTGGCGCGGCGGCTTTCGCGCCATGCGAGGATTCTTGCGCCGCCGACGGCTTTTTTAGCTCTGCGGTCGCTTCTTTCAGTTCGGCAGCTACTTGGCCGAGATCGTCGGCGGTGTAGGCTAAATTGCTGGCGCTGTCGTCGACTGAGCTGGCGGCGGATTCGAGATCACCGGCTGCGCTGCTTACCTTGTCGGCGGATTCGCTGACTTTATCGGCGGCATCTAAGGCGGTTTCGGCAGCGTCACTCACTGTGGCGGCGCTGTCTTCGAGTTCTAGTGTGTGGATTCCGCTAATGCTGGTGATGTTGCCTTGTTCGTCAGTGGTGACGGTGGCTTGCGCGGTTTGGTCTTTGCCTTCTGCGCGGTCAAATTGCAATCCAGTACGTGAGGCAAATTCAGCATTTTTTGCCACTTGTTCGCGACCTTGTTCAATAGCTTGGTCAATATCACAGCCAAGTAATGCGGCGAGCAATTCCAGCGCCGTTTGCTCTTTGGCTTTGGCTGATAAGTCTGTTAGCGTGTTGAGCAGTTTTACCCCAGTTTCTGCAACGGTATTTACAAACTGTTCTTTGCTTGCTTGGCGTGCTTTTTCAGCCTCGCGGCGCTTTCTAAAATTGGCGATGGCACTCATGGCAATGTCCTGCTTTGGTGTTCGGTGGAGTTGATAGCTAGGCACTGATTAAGTGCCTAGGCTGGTTTGGTTGCTACGATTAACCGCCAACTGGCTCAGGCGCTGGGCCAATGTTCATCGCGGCTTCGTCTACCGCGCCATAGGCTTGGTATTCATCCACCGCATAACCTTCATAGCGCCAATATTTATCTTCCCAGCGTTTACGGTCTTCGACGTTTTCAGATTTACGCTGACTAGTGCCGCGTTGCGTGTAGCAATGCAGGTTAGAAAGCATGGTCACAACGATGCGCTTACCTGGGAAGAACGGCGGCGTATAGGCACGGAAACCACCGATAGATTTATCCATCATTTGCGCTGCAACACGCTCGCTTGGTTTGTCGGCTTGGTTCATCAGCTTGATTTGTGCAGCAGCAATTAAATCGCTACCGACTAACACCACTAAGCGCGGGTCGTTACGGAACTGCTCAGGGATCAAGGTCAACTTGATGTCGGTGACGATGGCATCGAGGGTTTTATACTCGCCGTCTTTTAGCTCGCCTGTTGCATCAGGATTGAAGTAAATCGCATCGGTCATGATTTGATCCGGTGCTTTGTCTTTTACTAATTGGTGCCAGCCTTTGTTTACGTCTTGGCCTAGTGGATTGGTAGTTGGGTTAGTGTCAGCCGCCACCGATGTACCGTTAAAACCGATGCGCAAAATGTCGAGTGCAAAACTTTCGGTCGCGTTTTGACTCATGAGCTGCATGAATTGGCGCTCATTGCCCGCGTTCGCCCAGGTGGCTAATGTGGCCCAGTCCACGAAGGCGCAAGAGTCTACTTCTACTAATTCGTAGGTATTGCCATCAACACCTTGGCCTGCGGCAAAGCGACCACCTGACTTGCGGCCTGTTTTAATGTCATTAGTGCCAGCGCTAACCACTTGGCCTTTGATTTGGTCAACAGTTGCTGTGGTGATCAGTCGTAAAAAATCAACTGACTCTAGGATGGCAGCGCGGAGTTTGGTTTCCATTGGACCAGTGACGGCAAATTGCTCACTGACGTTGGTTTGACTGTATGCCGTTGCCATGTTTGCGGTGTAGGCCGCTAGGCAGGCTCTTGCTAATGCGGTTAAGTTCATGCTGTGTTCTCGCTGCTAATGTTTAACGAATTGGTTAATCTGCTTTTTTGCAGCGATTAAACCACTGTAAAGTTGTCGCCTTTACCTGCTGGGTTTGGCTCTTGTCCGTCTACTTCGGCGCTTAATTTGTTGAACTTGGTTTCCATTGCACCCAGCTTTTCGCTAAAGCCTGTGAACATGGTTTCCAGTTTGCTGAACTGCTCGGCGGTGATACCTGTGGCGGCTTTATCGTCGACTTTCTTGTCGGCTTCTGGCTTTTTACCAAAGGTTTCAACTTTGGTTTCCAGTTCAGTTAGCTTGGTGCCAAAGGTGTCGAATTTGCCCATTAAGGCCTCGAATTGCTCTTTGTTCATCGGTTCTTCCTCGGTGTCGGTTGCCGCTGCCTTTGTCGGTTCGGGCGTGGTGTGTTTTTTAAATAAGTCGAGCAGTGCGGCAACTAAGCCTTTTTCCGTGGCTGAGTATTTTTCTGGGTTTTGTTGATCGGTGTCTTTGATAAAGTCAGAGCTGAGCAGCTCTTCAAGCTGGCTGACTTCGTGGTCGTATTGTTTTTCACCTACTGAGAACTTAAGGCGAGATGTGCCTGTTGAGGCTGGCGAGTCTGTTACGGCTAAACCAATTAGATAGGTTTTTCCTGTGCCTTTGTAATCGTGCTCAGGTTCGATTGACATAAACAGCTTTTGGCCGTCTTTGTTGGCTTCGAGCAGGTAGTCGTTAGCAGTTAACTTGGCATATAAGCGCAATTTACCGCCTGTGCTTGAGGCTTTAAGTTCATCAACTGTGCCCCAGTTTTTACCTTCGAACGGCCCCCAGTTTGAGCGGAAATGCTCAGGCCAAATCATGGCGGTGTATTCATCGGTTGAATACTGGGCGGCCATGTCTTCAATCCACTGTTTAGTAATAATGCGGCCGTCGACGGTAGCGCCTTCGGTTGCTGCGATTACCCAGCCAGTTTGTTTGCCCATGTTTTTTGCCTGCCCATTTGCTAAAAAATTACCTGTAAGGACTACAGCTTAAGGCGTTTGCAATTGGCAATCACTGGGCAAACTTCGGCGCAATTCCGATTTTTGCTAAATCGGAATTGATAGGAAAATTAGTCAGTTAATACGGCTCTGCAAACCAATACACTGGCGCTATGTATTCGTTAACGATGGCGTTTGACCGCATTTATGGCCTATTCACCCGAGATCCGCGAGGCAGCAAAACGGCTGTATTTAAAGCGTTGGACGCCCGACGAGATCCGCCTTGATTTAAAGCTGCCAAGCAATCGCATTATTTATTACTGGGCTGATAAATACGGTTGGCGTGATTTGCTGCGTGAGGAAGAAGTCGACGAGGCCATCGCGCGACGCATTGTGCTGTTGACTGATATTCAGGATAAAAGCGGTAATCAGATAAAAGAGTTAGACATGCTGATTAACCAGCATGTGCGGCTTAAAAAACAGCGGGTAGATGCTGAACGCAAAGCGCTGAATGAAGGTAATAGCTTTGGCCCCAATGATGCGGGCTCAAATGATAAGCCCGCGCGCAGCAATTCTCGTCACGACAGCAGCGGCGGCAAAGACAGTGGCAGCGCCCCACGCAAAGGCCGCAAGAAGAAAAACGATGTTAGCCATTTAACGGCTGATGATTTCGGCCCTTGGTATGCGTCGCTGTTTGAATATCAAAAGAAGATGCACGAGAACCTGCATCAACGCATTCGTAACATTCTTAAGAGCCGCCAGATTGGCGCTACCTATTACTTTGCGGGTGAGGCTTTCGAACAAGCGGTATTGACGGGGGATCCGCAAATATTCCTGTCGGCATCGCGCAGTCAGGCCGAGGTGTTCCGCTCTTATATTATTGCGATTGCGCATGAGTTTTTCGAGATTGAGTTAACCGGTAACCCGATTGTGCTTAATACCGCGCACTGTGCTGCCGAACTGCGGTTTTTGAGCACTAACAGCAAGACTGCACAGAGTTACCACGGCCACGTTTATGTGGACGAGTATTTCTGGATTGGCAAGTTTGACGTGCTTAACAAGCTGGCCTCGGCAATGGCAACGCATTCGAACTGGCGTAAAACCTACTTTTCGACCCCTTCCACTAAAGCGCACCCAGCTTATCCGTTTTGGACTGGTGACCACTGGCGCAAAGGTAAACCTGAACGCGAGGAAGTCGAGTTCCCAACGTTTGACCAAATGCGCGACGGCGGCCGCGTGTGCCCTGATAAACAGTGGCGCTATGTGGTGACGATTGAGGATGCGCTCGCGGGTGGCTGTGAGCTTTTCGATATTGACGAATTGCGCGACGAGTACAACGGCGACGACTTTGCCAACTTGTTTATGTGCATCTTTGTGGATGATGCCGACAGTGTGTTTAAGTTTAGCGACCTTGAAAAGTGCATGGTCGAGGCGGCGCGCTGGCAAGATTACAAACCCGCTGCACCAAGGCCGTTTGGCAATCGTGAGGTGTGGCTCGGCTATGATCCGTCACGTACCCGCGATAATGCGACGCTAGTTGTGGTTGCACCTGGTGAAAAGAAGGGTGAAAAGTTTCGCGTTCTCGAGAAGCATTATTGGCGTGGGATGAACTTTTCGCACCACGTGGCCGAAATCCAAAAGATTTACGCTAAGTACCGAGTGACCTATATCGGCGTCGATACCACTGGCATTGGCGCTGGTGTATTCGATTCGATTAGCACTTTATACCCCCGTGAGGCGACGGCGATTCATTACAGCGTGGGCAGCAAAACCCGCTTAGTGCTGAAAATGATTGATGTGATTGAAGGTGGCCGCATCGAGTGGGATGCAGGACATAAAGATATTGCCATGAGCTGCTTATCGATTCGCCGCACTGTGACCGATTCAGGCGGTGCGATCACGTTTAAGGCGAGCCGCGACAATGTGACCGGACACGCTGACGTATTTTTCGCGATTGCCCATGCGGTGATCAACGAACCCCTTAACTATGAACATAAGAGAACATCATCATGGGCGATGCAACACTAACGGCCGCTAACGACGATACACTGACTACTGACGCTAACGGCCCCGCTAAAACGGTGGTGTTTAGTATGCCCGAAACCGTGATGCCAAATATGTGGCTGACGGATTATGATTCACTTTATTACAACGAAATGCACGGCTACTGGGAACCGCCAGTCGATAGGCAGCTGCTGGCGAACTTGACCCGCCGTAATGCGCAACACGGCGGCATAGTGCAAAGTCGGGCGAATATGGCGACGGCGCGCTATATGGCTGGCGGCATGAGCACGCAGGAAATTGGCGCGGCTTTTTTAAACTGCATTCAGTTTGGCGATGTGGCGTTACTCAAGATCCGCAATGGCTTTGGGCAAGTGCTGCGCTTATTCCCGCTGCCCAGTTACCGGACCCGCGTTGCTGGCGATGGTGGCGCAGTGGTGCTTGAGCGGGAAAATACGGTTAAGACTTATAAAGCCAAAGACATTATTTGGGTGCGAGTGTATGACCCTGTGCAACAAGTGTATGGCTGCCCCGATTATTTAGGCGGCTTACAGTCGGCGCTATTGAATGAAGATTCAACCTTGTTCCGCCGTAAATATTATATTAACGGCGCGCACATGGGCTTTATCTTGTATTCCACCGACCCTAATTTAGATGCGGACGTCGAGAAAGATATCAAAGAGAAAATCCAAGAATCTAAGGGCGTGGGTAATTTTAAGTCATTGTTTGTGAACATACCGAACGGTAAAGAGAAAGGGATTCAGATTATCCCCGTGGGTAACTTTGAATCGAAAGACGAATTTTTTAACGTCAAGGCGGTATCGGCGCAAGATGTGTTTAACGCGCATCGGTTCCCCGCTGGGTTGGGCGGGATGATCCCCACGAACACGGCAGGCCTTGGCGACCCGACTAAGTATGATGAAGTGTATTTTAAGAGTGAAACCCGCACGCTGATCAACATGTTTGTGGATGC